CCGAAGCAATAGTTGATGTACCACTTGGAACACCAGCTGATTTTACTGCTCAGGCTGAAGCTACCGTAGTTGACGGCCGTATTGGTGAATTGATCCCAACATCCTTTGGCATTGGCTATACTTCTGTTCCTAAAGTTTCAATTGGTCAACCAGATACTACAGATGCCACATATGCTGTATTCCAAGGTGTAGATAACACCGACGATAATCAAATTACATAATGGTGAATACCCATGGTTGATAAAAATAAATTAATGAATTCGTTATCCAAGAACTTACCGACTGAAAAGACAGAAACTCCAGTTGTGGTTCCTGAGCAAAATAAAGATATCATTGATGACTATGACTATTCCCGAGGAAAATATAAGGGGATTCTAGACAAAGGTGAAGAAGCTCTTGAGGGAATGATGCAACTTGCTGCCGAATCAGAGCATCCACGTGCTTACGAAGTTTTATCAGGTATGCTTAAAAACATGGCTGATGTAACTGACAAGCTGATGGATCTACAAAAGAAAAAGAAAGACCTAAGTGGAGAATCTAAGAAAGAACAACCACAAGGTCTTACTCAGAATAATGTATTTGTAGGCTCAACAACTGATTTGCAGAGAATGTTAATTGATAAGAAGTCGGAAATAATTGATGTCGACTCAGAGTCTTAGGAAACCCAGATGTATAAATAATCTAAATAGGAGATTGTTTATGCAACCATATACGTATTTAATTGAATTTATTCCAACTGGCAATAAGTACTATGGAGTAAAATTTTCAAAGGATTCTGATCCAAATTTGTTTTGGAAAAATTATTTCACTTCTTCAAAAGTTATTAAAGACTTAATAGAAAAACATGGCGTAGAAGCGTTTAGTACCAAAGTTGATAAAGTATTTGATACTCCAGAAGAAGCAATTAAATATGAACTTCAGTATCTGCAGTCAATTGAAGATAAATCTCTTTGGTTAAATCAAAATTTTGGGTCTGGATATGATATAAACCGCGCTTTATATAAAACAGAAGAGCACAGAAGAAAAATCTCTATAGGCAATAAAAAGCCAAAAACTGGGAAAGCGTTAAAAGCATGTTTAGAAAATGGTAAGCTTGGCGCTGAAGCTAGAAGAGGTCAAAGAGATTCTTACGAAGTTAGAAAGAAAAGATCTGAGTCATTAAGTAAATCATTAACTGGTGTAGAAAGACCAAATAGAAGAAAATCAATTATCATTGGTGGTATAGAATATATTGGTGTAAAAGCAGTTACTGAAAAATATAATGTCACTAGACAGACAGTATATAATAGAATAAAAAGTGAAGACTGGAATTGGCATTATGCAACAGCTGACTGATTCATATAACGGAAATAACAACGTAAAACGAGACGGGGTCGAACACAACTTTACTCAGCACGAACTGCAAGAGTATATAAAGTGCATGAACGATCCGGCTTACTTTGCCAGGAATTATCTTAAAGTTGTACACCTTGATAAAGGGTTGGTCAATTTTGACCTGTATCCTTATCAGGAAAAGATGTTCAACCATTTTAGAGAGAACCGATTCTCGATTGTATTGGCGTGTCGTCAGTCCGGTAAATCTATTTCATCGGTTGGTTACTTACTATGGTATGCGATATTTAAACCAGAACAAACGATCGCAGTCTTGGCTAACAAGGGTGCCACAGCAAGGGAGATGTTGAGTAGAGTAACGCTTATGCTTGAGAACTTACCGTTCTTCTTGCAGCCAGGGTGTAAAGCACTTAACAAAGGATCAATTGAATTTTCTAATAACAGTCGTATTGTCGCTGCCGCTACTTCAGGATCCTCAATTCGAGGTATGTCTGTCAACCTCCTCTTCCTTGACGAATTCGCATTTGTTGAGAATGCAGCTGAATTCTATACCTCTACATACCCAGTTGTGTCGTCGGGGACTACATCAAGAGTTATTATCACCTCAACAGCTAACGGACTTGGAAACATATACCATAAGCTTTGGGAAGGAGCTGTACAAGGAACCAATGAATATAAGCCATTCAGGGTCGATTGGTGGGACGTTCCAGGAAGAGATGAAGAATGGAAAAGACAAACAGTTTCCAACACTTCAGAACTACAGTTTGACCAAGAATTCGGAAATAACTTCTTGGGAACCGGAAATACCCTTATTTCCGGAGAAGTACTACTTGGGCTTAAAGCAACAGAGCCTCTCGTTAGACAAGAATCAATAAGAACATATGAACGTCCTCAAGAGGGGCATGACTATATTATGACTGTCGATGTAGCGAAAGGACGTGGTCAAGACTACTCGACTTTTAATGTTATAGATATTACACAACGGCCATTTAAACAGGTCTGCGTATATCAAGATAATATGATATCCCCGCTACTCTTTCCAGACATTATTCACAAATACGCCAAAACGTATAACGAGGCTTATGTCATTATTGAATCTAATGACCAAGGTGCAGTCGTTTGTAACGGTCTATATTACGACTGGGAATATGAAAACATGTTCGTGGAATCATCACTTAAAGCTAATGCGCTCGGTGCGACCATGACTAAAAAGGTGAAAAGAATCGGATGCTCAAATATTAAAGATTTGGTTGAGCAGAATAAATTAGATATCGTAGATGGTGAGACAATTATTGAGATGTCTACCTTTGTTGCAAAGGGAACTTCTTACGAGGCGTCTGATAACAACCACGACGACTTGATGATGAACTTAGTAATGTTTGGTTGGTTTGCAGCGACCGACATGTTTATGAATTTGACAGATATTAACTTTAAACAAATGCTGTACGCAGACAGGATGCAAGCCATCGAAGATGATATGGTACCGTTTGGTATTATCGATGATGGGTACGAATCACAAACAGAAGTCGACTCTACCGGACAGGTATGGGAAGAGTACGATACTGGCATGTTCTGATAGAATACCGTTATTTATAAATAATAGTATTGAAGAACCACCGTATTATGCATTCTTATCAAATTAACTGAAGAGGAAAAACCCTTATGGCATTTCAAGTCTCTCCTGGTGTACAGGTAAAAGAAATTGACTTGACGAATGTTGTTCCCGCGGTTTCTACATCTATTGGCGCAATTGCTGGAGCTTTCCAGTGGGGTCCTGTAGGAGAAATCAGAACAATTGGCTCTGAAAAAGAGCTCGTCCAAGTCTTTGGCCAACCTAGCGCCGAAACATACAAGTATTTTATGCCTGCTGCACAATTCTTGCAGTACGGTAATACACTACGCGTCGTTCGTGCTGAAACCGACAACCTAAACGCAACAAACAACGAAATTGGTATTAAGATTACTAACGAAAGTGACTATGAAGGTACAGCTGTACCTGCTGCATCTTTCATGGTAGCTAAGTATCCTGGAACTTGGGGCAACTCACTTCTAATTTCGTATTGTACCGCTAACACAACTGCATTTAACTCTTGGGCATACAAAAATCTTTTTGATACTGCTCCTGGCACTTCATCTTACGTTTCAAATCGTAACGGTCTTAATGATGAAATGCATGTCGTAGTAGTTGACGAAGATGGTGCATTCACTGGTGAAGCTGGTACTGTTCTCGAAACATACTCATTCTTGTCACAAGCATCTGATGCTTTGGCAGAAGACGGTACTAACAACTTCTATGCCGACGTGCTGAATAGCCGTTCTGCATATGTTTGGTTCGGTAATCACGACACCGCTACTTACCCTGAAATGGGTCAGCCTGCAGCTAACTCTGAATATACTACCGCGTCTACTGCAACTACTTTGCAGCTCTCTGGTGGTACTGACGATAACTCTCCAACAGTCGGCGAACTTAATATCGCATACGACTTCTTCAGCGATGCTGAAACTCTTGATGTCAACTTGATCATCTCGGGTGAAGCTCCAGCTGGCGCAGATGGCGTAACTCATGCAAATAACATGATTGCTCTTGCAGAAGGTCGTAAAGATTGTGTAGTGTTTATCTCTCCACGTATTGCAGATACAGTTAATAACTCAACTGCAGCTTCAGACGTTATTACTTGGGCAAATCAACTAACTTCATCTTCTTATGCGGTTATTGATTCAACAGCGCTTTACGTCTATGACAAGTACAACGACGTATATCGTTGGATTGCAGCTTCGGGTGCAGTAGCTGGTCTATGTGCAGGCACTGATAACGCGGCCGACCCTTGGTTCTCACCGGCAGGTCTTAACCGTGGTCAATTACTTGGTGTTACAAAGGTTGCCTTTAATCCTAAGAAAGCCGATCGTGACGATCTTTACAAAGCTCGTGTCAACCCGATCGTATCTTTCCCAGGTGAGGGAACAGTCCTCTTCGGTGATAAGACTGCACTGGCTAAGCCATCAGCCTTCGACCGAATCAACGTTCGTCGTCTATTCATTGTATTGGAAAAAGCGGTTGCTACTGCTTCTAAATTCCAGTTGTTTGAATTCAACGATGAATTCACTCGTGCTCAGTTCCGTAACTTGGTGGAACCATTCCTACGTGATGTAAAAGGTCGTCGTGGTATTACTGACTTCTTGGTCGTTTGTGATGAAACAAACAACACAGGTCAGGTTATCGACACAAACCGTTTCGTCGCTGATATCTACATCAAGCCCGCACGTTCTATTAACTTTATCACATTGAACTTCATCGCTACACGTACTGGCGTAGAGTTCTCTGAGATCGTCGGACAATAAGGAGTAGACAATGGCTATTTTAGGCGTAGATGATTTCAAATCAAAACTTGTCGGTGGCGGTTCTCGTGCTAACCTGTTCAAGGCGACTGTGAACTTCCCTGGCTATGCAGGCGGTGATGTTGAGCTTACATCTTTCATGATTAAAGCAGCTCAGCTTCCATCATCTGTAATTGCACCAATTACGATCCCATTCCGTGGTCGTCAGTTGCAAATCGCCGGTGATCGTACATTTGAACCATGGAGCATCACAGTAATTAATGATGTGTCTATGGATGCACGTAACGCGTTTGAGCGTTGGATGAATGGTATCAACCAACACGTAAACAACACAGGTCTTTCAACCCCAACTGATTATCAAGCCGATATGATTGTTGAGCAATTGAATAAAGCCGGTGAAGTAACTAAGCGTTATGATATTCGTGGGTGTTTCCCAACTAACGTTTCTGCGATTGATGTTTCTTACGACAGTGAGAACACAATTGAAGAATTCACTGTTGAGCTGCAAGTTCAATATTGGGAATCAAACACTACTACATAATGGTGTTATAAATAGTAGTGACGGAGGGGATGTAAGTCCCCTCCTTATCTACACAGGAGTTTAAGAATGGCCGAATTATTTGGTTTTGAGATCAGGCGTAAAGCTGAGGAAAAAGAGGAACGTAAAAAAGTATCTTTCGTACCTCGTGATGATGAAGACGGTGCAGGCCACGTTGTCAATGCCGGTGGCTATTTTGGTCAATATCTTGACACCTCAGGTTCGAACGTTAAGAACGAAGCTGACTTAATTTTAAAGTATCGTGACATTGCATCCCAACCGGAATGTGATGCCGCAATTGATGACATTGTGTCAGAAGCAATTGTTTCTGATGATGACTCGTCTCCTGTTGATATTATTCTTGATGACCTAGACCAACCTGACCGGATTAAGAAGATGATCCGTGAAGAGTTTGGGACTGTTATGAGTCTGCTTAATATGAACTGGTATGGGCATGATATCTTCCGTCGCTGGTATATCGATGGACGTTTGTTCTACCACAAGATCATTGACGAGAAACAACCGAAACGTGGTATTATTGAACTACGTCCAGTTGATCCTACTCGTATTCGTAAAGTAAAAGAACTTGTAAAGGAAAAAGATCCTAAGACTGGCACAGAAATTGTGGTTGGTCAAAATGAGTTCTATATGTACCAAGATAAAGCAATGAACAAATCCAATCAAGGTTTGAAGATTGCACCGGATTCTATTGCTTACGTAACGTCAGGTGTTCTAGATCCTACACGTAAGAAAGTACTGTCATATCTCCATAAAGCGTTGAAGCCTGTTAACCAGCTCCGCATGATGGAAGATTCACTTGTTATCTACCGTTTGTCACATGCTCCTGAACGTCGTATTTTCTATATTGATGTTGGTAACCTTCCGAAAGGTAAGGCTGAAGAATACGTGAAGGGTATCATGAACAACTATCGCAATAAGATGGTTTATGATGCATCAACCGGGGAGATGAAAGATGACCGTAAACACATGTCGATGCTGGAAGACTTCTGGCTACCGCGTCGAGAAG